GTTGTAATATCTCCTGAACCCTGTTCAATATTTTTTTCTAATGGAAATTTTCTTAATAGTTTTTGTACTCCAAGTTCAGAATCTCTTTGAGAATCTAAAATAAATGTATGTGATCCTATGCCTGCTGATGGTGATTGAAATGTTGTATTGTTTCCCAAATCTATTAAAGATTGAGAACCGTATAATCTAAATTTATCATCTGATATTTTTTCTACAAAATAAGTTCCGGTTATCAACCCAACTAAAGGTTCCGATTCAGGAGAATAAAATACTTTATCACCGGTTAAGAATGGAACATTTCCATCAATTTTTATAGTATTAAATACCTCAGATTCAAGATCGACAAGATTGGAAATATTATCAATAAATAAGGATTTTATATTAGTATCGATATTTAAACGATAATTCTTTATTGGGTTGTTACTAGAGTCTTTAAAATTATCATTTACACTTGATGGAAGTGAATTAGAAGCTACATATGCATATTCATCTTTATCAGTATATAAATTTAAAATATCCGACAATAAAGAATCACTTGAAAATTGAGATCCTGATTTATTAATTTTATTTAATTTTCTTCTTATATTAAATTCTTTAGTTGAACTGAAAATAGGGTCAGAAGTTCCTGAGTTTAATGCGTTTTGCAACTCTAAAGTATTTTCACCAAAATTAATTGATCTAATATAAATTGAACTATCAGTAGGAACTATAACTTCTGGAATAGACCCTCTTTCTATTACTTCAACTTCATCCCCCACCTTTAAACTAGATTCTTCTATCGAAGATCCGAGAGTGATATTAGAATTATCTATTACTTGGTAACTGGCACTTGTATTGTATATAAAAGAATTTGCAAAAATTTCTTTCCAGTCTGATCCGTTATTTTCAACCTTATCTCCTAAATTTTTAATACCTACTAAATCACCTTCATTTACTATAAAGTTTTTATTACCTTCTTCCAGATTTCCAATTACACCTAGAAGTATTATTTCTACTTTTTTGGAGATATCTCCATCTTCATAAGAAAAATAGGTATCTTCTGATCTAATGTTTGATGATTTTACTATATTGGAATTAATCCCAGTACAACCGAAGAATTGATTAATACTTTTTCCAGTATATGAAATAGTATTAGTTCCAGAAATTAAATTTCCGGATTCTGGGAAACTTATAGTAGAATCTACTGTTAAAATAGAATCTCCTACAAAAGCATTTTCAGTTAACTTTGTATTGGGGGTAATTATAAAGTTTCCTTCAACAGAAGATCTTCCGTCATTACTAACATAAAGTTCCAATAGAAAATAAGTTTTTCCTTTTCTTGTAAATGCTTCTACTGAAGAAACTGATGCACTTGTATTTTCATCTGTGCTTTTTACGATAGTTTGTCCAATAATTCTTAAAGGTTCACCTGATACTGCTTCAGCAATAACTACCTCTCTTCTAACATAATTTGCTGAAGATGGCTTAATTAAATAATCTTCTAAATTTATAATTGAAGGTTTTTCTCCAAAAATAACTTTAAAAAGAATCTTTATTGCTTCATCAGTGCCTTTGGACGAATAAAAGTCTTTTGCTCTCTTTATAAAATTACCAGCATCTACTTCATCTACTAATGAAATATTTTCAAATCCTGGAGCAAATGTTGTTTTAAGTTTTTTATAAAATTCTTTTAAGAATAAAGAACTTAAATTTTGAATAGATGAATCTGAATCGTGACTATTTGCAGTTGAAGATTCAAATACTAAATTTTCTTTATTTAAGTCATCCTTATATTTGGTAATACCACTAAATCCTCTTACACATCCAGTAAAAGTATTGGTGGTTATTCCTGTGTAAGTAATAATTTCATTATCAATTTTGAGAAGTCCATATTTGTTTGGAAATCCTCTAGTGCTCGATACATTAATTGTAGTATCGGAAAGTGTTATATTAGAAGTTAACGTTGTGCTATCGACAACTACCTCTGGTTTTAAATTATCTAATTTTAAATAATCATCTAAATTGTCACTGATATCAACAGGACCACCCTGAAATTCTTGGGAGATATAATATTGCTTTAAAAAGTCAACCGTCTTTGGACTTTCATCCAAAATAAATTCTGGTAACTGATTGGAAATTATGTCCTGAATCTTAACTTTAGATTCAATTCCAGTTTGTATCATATTACTTTCTTATTAAATTTCCGTTTGAATAACTTGAGGTATAAAAATCATTGACAAATCTGGTTCCTGATATTTCATCTCCAGAAGCAATCACGTCTCTTACCATATTTATTGTACTTTTAGGAACGTTTAAAGAGATATACAAATCTCTCAATCCAACGACATCATTAGATTCTGGAAATGCTTGGATTTCGATAATATTTCCAGGAGATGAAGTTTCTGTAATGTTTAAAGGTCCAAAAATAATTTCTCCTTTTTTATAATCAATTGTTCCAACATTTTCAGAAACAACAACAGCACCTCCTTGAGAATCCAATTTAATTATTGAAATAATTCCAGTATCTAAAATTTTATTGTCTTCAGTAAAATTAGGAAAATCTGTTATGTATACAGTCGAAGATTCTCCAAAAATTTTAAATCCTGTAGATTTTATATTTTTTCCATCAAAATCTACATGAAAACGATTTCCAAAACACAATTCATATTGAACAAAACTATTTAATACTGCCTTTAAATCTCTACGAATGGTAACTTTTGTAATATTTGAAGTAATAGAAGTATCAGTATTATCGATAACTTGCTGTAATTTACTATATCTCAATCTTCCGCCAAATTTATTCAAATCTAAAGATTTTGAATATTTTTGAAGAGTATCTATAACAGATGTTTTTAATTCATTTTCAGAAGATACTTGAGAATAATTATAATAAACAGAAGAATCTAATTCAACATAAAGAATTTTGAGATCGGTTATTTTTTGATTAATTCCAGATACTGAATATTGTTTTAATTGTGATAAAATTTGTTCTTTATTAAAATCAGAAACAAAACTTCCATTTTTTGGTTTGATACTGATTTGCACAGTGCCAAATTGTGGTGGATCTAATTGTTCACCACCAACTATAGAAACGGATTCTGTATTTGGATATATTTTTTTAATAATTGCTTCATAGTCTCTCGATGTAACAGCTCTATATTGAGATGAATATATTTTTGGAGCATAATATTTGACAGAATCTATCGGTTCAATATCTCCACCATTAATGGATGATTGATTTGTTGTAATAGTAACCTGTCCTGGATCAATTACTGTGCTATTAGCACTTTGTAAAGTTCCGGAGAAAGAAAAATTAGCAGCACCATTTCCATCCTTACCGTCAGTTACAATATAATTTGCTGTAATAAATGTTCCATCATCATTATCACCCAATTTCTTCCCAATGAGTCCATCACCGAATCTCAATTCATATTTTTCATCTTGTATTTCACTAAGAAAGAATACTCTAGAATTTTCATCAACATTTAAAATATTTTCAGATATATTATACTGATTTCCCTTCACACCTTGAGACTTTCCAACATAGACTCTTAATGTGGATGTATCTATGAAAGAATTGTTTAAAACAAACCTTTGGTCTAAAGATCCATCAAATAAAAATTGTTTAGTTAAGAATATTCCCTGAAAAACATTAATATTATTGAATGATGCTGTAAATGTTGTTGGATTACCATCTCCATCAAAATTCCCACCAACAGTGTTTGCTGTAATATCCTCTACTATGGCAAATGTATACGTTGTGTCATTAGTATTACCTACACACACTATACCTGCATTCAGGGTCAATGTAGGGGTGTCTACGGTGGTTGTTACACTAAAGGATATCTGTGCTATAGATGCAGTTCTGGAACGTGGCACATACCCAATATTTCCAGCAAGAGAAACAACATTTTCTCTTAAAGTTGCAGAATCCAAGAAGGATTCATTTACAACCATATTCGAGTTAAATGCTGTAATATAACTGTTATATGCTAACGTGTCTATTAAAACAGAAAAATTAGATCCCTCAAAGTCGAAATCCGTAAACGTAGAGTTTGCACGGAGATAATCTTTGATAGAAGTTTTTATCTGATCAAAATCTAAATTTGCGTACTTTGTAAAAGGCATTTTATCTTGTTGCCTCTAAGAGGAATGAATATTCTTGTGTTGGAAACTCTTGTCCAATAATATCAAATATAACAGTTACGTTAAAAGTGTTTTCATCAGATATAGGATCTACGATAACTTGTAGATTTTCTACCCTTTCTTCAAAGTTTTCAATGGCAATTTGAACTTGATCTTGGATAACTGATGCTGTACCAAAATCAACAAACTCAAATAAACTTCTTCTTACATCAGATCCCAACAAAGAGTTAAAAAATCTCTCCGTTGGGATTGTTTCTACAATATTCCTCACAGAACGACGAATTGCGTTCTCATTTTTCAAAATAGGAAGGTCCTTTGTAATGGGATGAGGTTCAAATGATAGACTAATGTCTTTAAATGATCTTGATATCCTCTGATTGGGCATTGTTAAAGAGTTTTCGTAATTTTATTTATACCCTATTCTTGAAGATTTCTTTTTTTATTAGACAAATCATCATGCATTATCTCCTGAAGTACTTTTTCTTCATCTTCATGGTTCTCTTGATGCATTTTATCGAGTGTTGAACCGTAATCTGTGATCAAACTGGTTGTTCCCCACACTTTTTTCATGTAATCCGAGTCCCTATCAACTGGAGAGTTTCCCATTTTGCTCCTGAATTGTAAAATACTATTTATTTTCACCCTCTTCGGGTGTTTCTTCACGTTCTTTTGCCGTTTTCCAGAA